GCCATCCACCGACCGGGCCTATTTCCCCCTCTTGTTTGCCATTTTTGCCGCCGTCATTTTGGCCGTCTTGCTTTTTAGGCGGCTTAGAATCGCCTATATCGACGATTTCCAAGCTGCCGCCACCGGAAGAGCTGCCGCCGGAAGAACCGCCGGAAGAATCGCCGCCGGAAGAGCCACCACCTGAAGAGCCAC